ATCATACTCTCTTGTTTTATAATATGTTCTATTTTTTAAGTTTAAATATATCAGATATACGTTTCTGTTTTGGATCATAATCGCACAATTTACTACGTTTTTCTGGTTTAGAGCCCGATATGAGTTCTCCGAATATTTCTTCTTTAGGATCATCAAATAACGGTTCAATCAGGTCACACACAGGGTTGAGAAATTTATTAAGAAAATAGTATGGATAATCTATATCTAACTTTTTTTCCGCTGCATATTTTGGATCTTCCGCCTTTTCATACGCTTTTGCACGAGGATCCCATGTTTTACATAAAATAAAAGGTACACGGTCACCGGATTGTGGTTCAGAACCAGGTTGTCTATCACGCATTTTGTTACGAACTTGTACGTGTGGTAAATTTTGAGATTTGTACGAGTCTCCAAGTTGTTGAGAAAGAATTAATTTATCATTAGGAACATCACCTTCTAGTAATTCTACGGCACGTTGTAAAGCGAGTGCTTTTGGTGCAGCTGTATCACTACTTTCCAAAATAACATCAAGTAATTCTTTACAAACTTCGCGCATGTATGGTGTATTATCACGTCTAACAAGTTGAAGACCTTTTACGTCTATATATTCCATATTCATCTTATCGTCTTTACCCTTTGTCCATAATTTTGCCGCGTATCGTTTTTTAGAATACAAAAAGTACGGATAATATACCTTTTCGAGTTCGAGATTATTTGGTTTCTTAAAAAGTTTTGTACACTCCTCTGCTGCGCGTTCACCAAGTTCCCAACTATATTTAATAGCATCTTCACCTTTACGTTCACCGACGTCAAATTCAACCATTACACTATCGGTATCACCATACCTTACCTTTGCACCCGGGTAATGTTTTTCGACGTAATTCTTAGTATCCTCTATCATCATGCGCCCTTTCATTGTTGTTGTTGATGCTATGGGTACACACGGTAACATACCTTTTGATGCACCCGTGAAACCATATACAGAGTTCATTGATATCTTATACGCCAATTGTTTACCGTTGTACATTTCTTTTAAAGATCCTGATGATTTGGCCATGTCTTTCTTAGCCTGTTTTCTAAACTGTTTAAGTTCTGTTAAGATACTCGGTACAAGACTCGGTACATTTTGTACGAATTTGTAATTACCAAACGTTTCGATCTCTAAATCTGGGTATAATCTTTTATTTTCATAAACGGGATCCATAATCATGGTTGAATAACATAAGTTATGTGCGACCATTATAGATGGATATAACGCCTCGAAATCCAAAGCGGTTATCGGTGTATAGTATGCACCTTTTTGTGCTTCGAGTACAGTTGCTCCTTCGTATCCATCTACCAACCCCTCACCCCATTGAATAGTAGGAACTATATAATTCATTTCGCGTGCCTTTTTCGTTAACTGACTAAACACTTTAATTTGTTGACCTCTTTCTACAAGGTAACATAACGGTACCCACGTTGCCTTTGCCATCTCTAGAAGGTTAATAAGTATACAAAGTTTAGAGAGTAATCTGTGTGGAAGAAGTGTATCCTTAATACAATACTCTGCTACTTCACGTAATTTTACAGGGTCTTCTTCCTTAAAACGCGCAAACATCTCCCTAGGTGACATATCTATTTTCTGATCACCTAGGTATAATTTAGAAACGTTATCAAGTTTATACGAATCAAGTTTATAGCCCTTCTTAACTTCATGAAATAAATCAAATATAAAACGTCCAGGTATTGGTAAGAGTTTGAGTTCATTATCACCAAGTGCACTAGAAGATAACTTCTTAATTTTCATTTCACATTTATACCCCTTAAGTTTACTCATTTCAAAAAAGTTTTTGGAACACCCGACCATTTTTGCACGCGTCATTATATATTCCATATCAAATCCGAATATGTTCCATCCGGTAATAATATCAATGTCCATTTTTACCATGTATTCACTTAATGCTTCAAGCATTCCCCTTTCTGAATCGTAGCTTAGAATAGTACATCCTTCCAGGTCAGGGTCTGTTTTCTTATAACAGAAACACGTCTTATCGTAAGGTATATCAGTGCCGAATGAACATAACGACACGGCAATTTGGAAACAACAATCGCCATATATATCCGCACTAGGAAATTTACCAGTAGAGCTGTTACACTCGATATCAATCGAAGCTACAACAAATGGTGCAGTTTCAGGTTTATTAACAGGTTTTAGATTTCTCCAGTCGTAACACATTAAATCCAAATCAGTGTTTGCATAATTTGTCGGTGTACATTCATCACCAGAATCCAACCACCCAGTCGATTGGATACCAGTTATATGCATTAACCTCAGGACCGGTTCCAAATTGGACTCGTAAAGTTTCAATTTTACAAATTGGGGTTCCGGTATATCGTACGGTTCACCGTATACTCTTGGTTGTGGTTCTTCATATATCCTCAACGATTCTTTAAGAGCGTAGCCAACTTTACGGCGATGTGCTAGTGTTTCAAAAGTAAGTTTCATAAAATAGAACTTTTTATTATCTTGAAATCCCCATACATCCATAGACGACTGTATCTCATAATTCATTATTAAACCAGGACACCGTTTCATAATACTCTCATAATATAGTTCGGCGTGTGTACTATAATCACCAGTAGGGAGTTTTATGAAAAAATAAGGTGAAAATTCTGTCGTAACACATACAGATTTACCGTCTTGTGTTTTTCCAAAAATATGTATCAAATGCTGTGCGTGTTTATCTTCAGTTTCCCATGTGAGGGCTTGAAAAACAACCATGTCTCTTAATACGTTTATGCTCAATTTTTTTAATATACTATATTAGTAAAATATGTCAGCTGCTTTGATTGACCTCGTATCGGTCGGTGCCCAAGATGTGTACATCACAGGCGACCCACAAGTCTCATTTTTTAGACAAAACTATAAACGTCACACCAACTTCGCAATTAAACCAGAACGTCTCGATTATATCGGTACGTTTGGTTCGGGAAACGAAGTTTCCATCCCAATTAAATCTAAAGGAGATCTTTTAAGCTATATTTGGATTGAAGGTACAGACATCAACAATAAAAACGATAACGCTAGTATATACAATAAAAACGAAGCCGCATTCTCTCAGCCAACCGAATTTTCACTTTGGGTGGGTGGTCAAGAAGTGTCTAAAATAGATACGGGATTCATTAACAGTGTACATGGTGCTCTTTATAACACTACACAAGCTAAGGCTTCTGCGTGGGCCGGTTGTGACGATAAAGGTGAAAACTCGTCGGACCATTCGTACGTTATCCCATTCTTCTTCAGTGAAGATTGGACCAAATCTTTACCCCTCGTCGGTCTTCAATACCACCAGGTTGAAATCAGAATCAAGTGTAGAAACGGTACATTTACACCAGGGTCTACACCCAAAGTATATGGTTCTTATATATTCCTTGATACAGAAGAACGTGAATTCTTTGCTAAAACAGAACATGAAATTCTTATGACACAAACACAGTTTCAACCAATGACCGGTACGGAAAAAACCATCGATCTTACGTACTTTAACCACCCCGTTAAGTCCGTACACATTGCCGCATTTGGTACAGCCGCGGCCTATACATTTGGTGTAGATGGTACCGCTTCTATGTTTATTAACGGTACACCACTCTTCGAGAATATGTCGCTTGAATACCATCGTAACGTTGTTCCAACCAGACATTGTTCGTATTTCCCACCAGGTGCTAAAGAAGAACCAATTGCGACGTGGCCATTTTCACTCACAATGGACAAGTCTCAACCAACTGGTACGTTGAACTTTTCGAGAATTGATAACGCTAAGATTACGATCAGTGATCCTTCTCCATCTGATGCACATTTTATTCGTGCGTATGCAGTCAACTATAACATTCTCAGAATTAAGAATGGTATGGGTGGTGTTGCATTCGGAAACTAAACAATTATTAAATTTTATAATTCGCCAGATGACCCAAATCCTCTGTTAGCACGCATAGTCTTTTGTAAATCAGTCACTTCTTGAATAAGGGGTGTTAAACACTTTTCTAAAATTAACTGAGCAATCCTCTCCCCCGATTTAATTTCGAACGGAACAGATCCGAGATTAAATAGGCAGACTTTTAATTCCCCCGTGTAGTCGGGGTCAATAACACCGGCACCTACATGAATACCGTAACGTACAGTTAAACCCGAACGTGGTGCAATTCTACCGTAGCATCCCAATGGAATTGTTGCACATATACCCGTGCTCACAATGTCCCGAGAACCAGGTTGAATAACAGTATCGTGTAAACTATATAAATCGTAACCAACTGATCCCGGTGATGCGCGTGTTGGTAAAGTCGCGTCAAGTGTTAATCTTTTAATTTGAAGTGTTGTTTCTTCGGAAGTCATTTTATTAAATATATACCTATTTCTTTATCTCATTAAAATAAATTAGTATAAAAACATAACACGTATATTTGTTAAATGAGTCTCAAGATTATAATGGGAAATATGTTTTCTGGTAAAACGTCAGAACTCGTTAGGCGTTTAAAAAGGTACCAGGTTATAGGTAAAAATATTCTTGTCATAAACTCAAGCAAAGACACGCGGTGTTTGGAACATGTATTACGAACACATGATAACATTAAATTCAATTGTGTAAAAACGAATGACTTGACACAACTTAATTATGAAAAAGTGGATGTAATAGCTATAGACGAAGCGCAGTTTTTTATTGGTCTAAAAGTTTTTGTCAAAAAGGCGATCGGAAACGGTAAAACTATACTATTGACGGGTTTAGACGGTGATTATAAACAGGGCAAAATAGGTGAAATTTTAGACTGTATACCTCTCGCCGATAAAGTTTTCAAATTGTCAGCTATGTGTATGAAATGCATGGATGGGACACATGGACCATTCACAAAGCGTCTAGTTGATAATAACCAGACAGAACTTATAGGTGGTAAAGAAATGTACATGGCTGTTTGTAGAAAACATTTATAATTATATTTTCTCAGTGTAGAATAAATGAACCCAACAGTTTCAGTAAAAGACACATCTTTGACCGATACACAAATTAGCTTATTAGCCATACCAACTATAACAGTTTTTACAATTGCTACTCTTATTCTATTAAGCAAGGATTTGAGAAAAAGTCCAGCTGTTTATATTTCTCTATTTATCTCGTGTATCCATTTGTATCATCATTACACACTTGTACGTTTACAAAACAAGATAAAGTAATAAAGTGTATATTATATAAATATGTTTATGATTGAAGAACCTTACGGTATAACACAATTCCAGGCCTGGATAATATCACTTACATTAGGAATAGTATTGATTAGACGTAAACGACGCGGTGAAAATTATATTCAGTAATTATATATGCGTGTTCGTTTAAAAAAAAGTCCACGTTTTGATAAAAAGTTTAGAATTACTTTTGAAAATGGAAAAATAGTTGATTTTGGTGCAAGAGGGTACTCAGACTATACAATACACAAAAACCCATTACGTATGCGTTCATACGTAACGCGACACGGTGGGTTTGTTCCTCATATGATACAAAAACAAACCGACCCTAAACTAGTTCATAAAAACATGCTCGATGTAACTCGAAGTGATAAAGAAAACTGGACAAAAACAGGTTTTTTTACCGCGGGGTTTTGGTCGAGATGGCTTTTATGGAGTCATCCAGAACTCGAAGGTGCAAAAAAGATTATATCTAAGAAGTTTGGTTTATCTTTTCTTTAAGACCACGACGTTTAAGGTTTGCTTTTAAAGCAGTCATTAAATTTGCGCGTGGATCTCTTTTAGTTGGAACCGGTGGTGGGGGTGGTGCGCGTGGAACTGATGGTGCACGTGTAACGGGTTGAGAAACTCGACGAACGCGTGGAACAGTTTGTTCCGTTGTTTGTAAAAGTGATTTACACGTTCGTATAAGTTTTTTTGAATTTCGAACCTGGATTTCCAAAGCTGGTGGACGCCGTCTTTGAATTTTCATCTTAAGTTCTTTTTCACTCAGAGGAAGACGTTTACCCCTAATTTTTTTAGTCACGCGAAGGCCAAGACGTTTTGCTTCGTCTTTTAACAAATCAATCTTCATTTATATTACTCAATATTTTTCTTTGATAAATATAAATGGATAGGTTATCTCAACTTATTTTTATATGTTTTTTGTCTTCTATTTTAACATGTGTTGATAGTTTCATAACAATGACAACACCTAACAAGATTTCAAATGTTACTAAGACAATGTCATCTTTATCAAATAGTGTGCTATGTTTAGCGTGTTTGTATATATTACTTATAGATCGATGATCAAAAGAAATTATCTGTTCTGTACATCTTAGCCTGGAATGCACCCGTTTGCCCTAAAACCGAAACGGATTCATTACCATAAAATTCGGGACATCCAATATCTTCCATACAATCACGCGCGTCGTGTGTAATTGGAAGTGAATACATTTGATCACCAGGTGTTGTGGTATAATAATGGTATCTATCACGTCGACCTCGAACTTCTTTACCATATAAGGGTAAAGTTTCGTCATCACTACCAACTAATATTCCCATTTGTTGGACATGTCCTGGTTTATATTCTTTTATAGGTGGTTCGCGATATTCTTTTTGAGCAGGAATTCTTACTGGGACTCTAACTGGGACAGCAACTCTAACTGGGACTGTTTCCTTTTGTTTTATAATCAAGGGATTATATAATTGATATGCAATAATAGCAATAAGTACCGTTATAGTAAAAATTAAAAGTTTACTTTTTGTCTTATTCTTCATTTATATATACAAATATTATATTATTTCAAAATACGTTTTTTCAATTCTTGAAGTGGGCTCAAGTCAACTCTATTTAGTCTAAATTGTACGAGTAACCATAAAAAGAATAAAAGACTTTTCAATAAATTGTTAGCCGCAGTATCGTCCATTTTGTATATAGGTCCAACAATGCGCCCAAAAAAAGTTTCTTCTTTTTTATTACCCGTAACAGCCATTTCCATTTGTGTTAATGCGCACGTATCATCATTGACTGACCAGTGAAAGAATATGAACGGTACTAAAATCGAATAAAATTCGAGATTTTGTTTATTTTTCATAAAAGGAACAACAAGCATTGTTATGAAAAAAAGTAAATGAATGAAGAATATAATATTCATCTCTATTAGTATGAACGAAGAAAAGAAATTACCAAAAATATGGCATCCTCAACAGGAAAAAATACTTAAGTCCTGGGGAGAAGCTGCTGCATGTTATAGGTATATGCACTACCAAGCGTATTGTTCATTCAAAAATTTGAGCATGAAGTTTACAATACCATTGATTATTGTAAGTACTATTACAGGTACTGCTAACTTTGCACAAGAGACTTTCCCACCCACAGTACAACCATTTGTACCATCGGCAATTGGTGGACTTAATCTTATTACGGCGATCGCGACGACTATAATGCAATTTCTTAAAATTAATGAATTGATGGAAGGTCATAGAGTTGCTTCTGTACAATACGGTAAAATTTCTCGAACAATTCGTCTCGAACTCACACTACCACTTTCAGAAAGAACATTAAACGGAACTGTTATGATTGAAAATATGCGAGCGGAATATGATCGTTTAATAGAACAATCTCCAAATGTACCGAAAAAAATGATAGACGCATTCGAGCGTGAGTTTCCCGATGATAATGCATTCTTCAAACCTGAGATTATGCATATACAACCTATAATACCATTCAAGGCTATAGCTGAAAATACAATTATTACTAAATTGAAAGACGCTGTAGGTGGTGCTGCAAAAAGAGAACTTAAGAAGGAACTCGAAGATATACGTGGTAATATTCAGACGGCTAAAAAAACAATAAAATCTGATATAGAAGGGAAACAACAACGTGTTAATGAAATTGCAGATCTAAAAGATAAAGGGCTCGTGAGTCTCAAAGGTGATCTCATGAAAGAAATACGACGTAGAACTGAACTTATGGAAGTTGTTACGGAAATACCAAAAGAAGAGGGGGAGAGAGAAGAAGATCAAACAGATATATCTAAATAATAAGAGAAATACGATTTGATAGGTAAGCAATCATGACAAAAATGGATAAGTTAAAGATACCAAAACATAATATGTAAGGAGCAACTTTTCTTTTTAAAGGGTCTATTATACGTTTTTGAAGAATATCGTTATCCAAAAAAATATCTAAAGCTTGATTAGCGAGATCATTTTCGTCACCTGACATGGATTCCTTTGTTATTATAAAAAAAGAAAAAAAGATAAAAGAATTATCGATTCACGATAAAGAAATAACATTATTGAAAAAATATATAGAATCTGGTAAAAATGTGTTTTTATGTGGATCGGCAGGTTATGGTAAAAGTTTCATAATTAATCAAGTCTTTGACAACTGTAATAGTATTGAAATATGGGATGATCCTCTTCAGAAAAAGGATATATTTATGGATACGATAAAAAACTCAAATATGTATACGTATATAGAAGATTATGAAAATGATGCGTATAAATATAAATATATAG